AGATGCAATGGTTCCGCTTGATGTTCCCTTGTATACTGGATATTTTAATCCTATTTTCATGTTTTTATTCCTCGCTTTCCGTGGATGTTTCAATTTGACATTCGAATACCACGTGGTTTGTTTTTGCGTCTTCTTCGTATCGTTCCTGTACTTGCGGGTATGTGAAACCCGCCTTGAATAATTTAGATCTGATTTGTTTTTTTAGTGTCAGATAATTGAGCGGTGTGAATAGATGTATCTGCATAGACACCTGGTCAATCTGTGGTTCGTCGTCAGCAAACACAACGCCAATGTCATCGGCTTTGTTGAATATCACATAGGTTAATTCATTGCCGGTGTATGGCGCCGCTTCTATCGGAATGCCAAGAGGGCTTAACGTTGCTATTATCAACTTGTTTACATCACTGTTTTCCATCTACAACCTCCCTGTCAAACACTTCCTGCATCTTGTCGACCACTTGCTTCATGACTCTGTTTGTTGCCCTTGCGATTACCGGTCTTGCATCCTGGTTCTTATTGCCGTACTCGATAAACCATAGCTTATCGTCGTTCCAAAGAGCCTGACCGCTTGTCTTTGTACCTTTTTTACTTCTCGCGAATACTTTTGCCGACTTTAACAGTTTGCCTTTGTGCTTCCCTGTAGGCGATGCGGATATCCCCCATACTCCGTCTTTTGTCTTATGAGGTCTAAATGCTTTAATAGACTTCCATAATTCACCCGAATCGCTGTGCTCAGTCCTTATGATTGTTTGCAGACTGTCAACTAAAATCGGAATTGATTCGTTTAGCATCTTTTCGCTTATTTCATCTGACAGATTTTTAAATAATTTCTTTGGAAAATCCACTTCAAAATACGGCATGGTAATCACCCGCACATCAGTTCTATGTATGCAGAATCTTTCTCGTACGTGCGTATGATGTCATAGACTGCGTCCTCGTACCTTATTTTCTCTGCATATTTAGCAACTCCGTCAACTACTGTCCGTGTCTGTTCGTAGTTTTCAATCCTGGTCGACAATACAATTTTAGGTTTCATGCCTGCCGACATCGCCATATAAAACTCTGAACGGGTTACGGATTTCTTCTCTACAAATATTTTGTATTCGACTGCAACATCCACATTGAATCCATCGGCATCGAGTGTTTTGGTCATCGACATCAATTTCGCTGTGTACTCCGGCATCAGACCACCTCCTCGGTGTATTCTACCGACATGCTCAGATGGTTTCTGATTGATTCGTATGACATCAGTTTTTTGTCTGACATCGGGTCTCCAGGCTTGAAATGTGAATCGACATAAAGTGAGATTGCCCTTAAAACAAGTGAATCGGTTTCATCGTCAACCTTGGTTGCCAGGATCCCACACAGTTTCAATTCGGATTTGGCGGCATCAATCAGTGGTTCGATTAAATCCTGGTCAAGTGCCACGCCGTTAAGTCCTATTGCTGCTTTGATTTTGTCTATATACATCTTAGATACCGCCTTCCGTTAGATTTTTAAACCATAAGATAAACATCAATGTCGCTGTCATTAAGCGCCGCAGTTGGGTTCAAGAAATTAAGTGCCAATGTTGTCGCACTGTATCCACCTGAAGCCACCGTGGTTAGTGTCTTGTTATTGTAGATTGCAAGCACTGTGTTGTATGGAATTTTGTAAGGGATACCAAAATCGTCTGTCATTCCTACAGATATCGTATCGCCCGCTGCTCCGCGCGCAGGGAATACTATACTGTCGACGAATGCAAATACCTTGGTTCCGTTTACAGTTGCCGCGCCGGTAGATATGATTGTTTCTGTTATTGTTGCACCGGCAAGATCTTTACCTGTAAATACAACGTTTCCTATTGCGGTTGCTTGATTTCCTGTTATTGACATGACGCGTCCGCACTTTGGCTGACCATCAAGAGCAGCTGCGAGTTTTGTCACAGTTACTCCGGTTCCAAGCGTTACTGCCGCTATTATCTTTGCAGCTCCGGCAGCTTCGCAGTCGCCTGCATCGATGTGATAATGTGCTAAAAATGCACGGTCGCAGGGTACGCCCGGCACATCGGTTTGTATTTGCTGTCCCATTTTTGGATTGTATGGATAAAACATAAGTAAATTCCTTTCTTCTGTACGCTTAAAAACACGTTACAGAGATAACCCGGGCTGTTACACCCGGGTCAGTTCTTTAGTTATTCAGAGATTGATTAGGCTCCCTTTTTCACGATGATAACGCCGGCTGCGTCGAGGAGTTTTCCGTCGGCAATCAAGATTGACTTGTCTACCCACTGGTTTGTGTCGTGGTCCAACCAACGATACATAGTCATCTGCATGTTGCTGTTGATGCAGTAGTCATTGAGATTAACAAAAACTGCAACGATATCGCCGACTGCTGCTGTGTCATAAGGGGCAACGATGTCATCTTCAACAAGGATGACTTCGCGTCCACCGAACTTCTCAGGGATTGCATCGGTTATGCCGTAGTTTACACGTGCCATTGGCTGGCCGTTTGCATCCTGCATACCGTCGATGTAGCCTTCAAATGTCTGAGCGGCCATAATGAAGCTTCCGCCTGCTCTGTAGGCAACAGGGATTTTGCCGAAGATTTTCTTTTTCCATGCTCCCCAGTCTGCAAATTCGGCAGAAGTCAGAGTTATAATCTGTCCTGCGAGAACTCTTGCATCTACTGTGATTCCAAGTGGCTCGGTTGTTCCAACACCGTTTATGATAGCGGCGTCAAATGCTTTCATGTTTGCTTCAAAAATCAAGCTGATCATTGATGCTTCAAATGATGGAAGCGATACTTCCTGTGTTAACAGAGAAGTAGCGATTTTGCACTCAAGACCATAATAGGAGAACGAAACAGATGTATTGGCTGTAACTTTCTTTCTATCGGAAGGAGTTGCTTCGGTTATCCATGTAGCTGTCGGCTTCAAGGAAAGGATGGGGAAGTTGACCCCGCCTTTGAGGTTTGTTTTGCGGACTTTCGAAAAGATTTTGCCATAGGCTGTCATCTTCTTTATCAACTCATTCATGATGGTTGTCGGGATGACTGCTGCGGCTTCGGTTGTGGAAGTGAAAGCGTCAAGTCTTGTTTCTAAGGTCGGCATTTTACCGGTCTTGCAAAACTCCATAAACTGTTTTCTGTATTCAAGAGTTGAATACGGGTCTTCCTCGGATTTTTGTTCTACGGATTTAGGGATTACTGTTCCCTTAACTACGCCGATATTGATTTGATTGGCAAGTGTTGCGCGGGATTCGATGCCGGCAAGTTCTGCCTGCAATGCTCTGCTCTCTGCTTCGATTGCACCAAGGTCAATCTCGGATGTGCCGGTCAAAAGGTCTTTGATTTCGGCGAGTCTTTTTAAAATTTCATTCTTTCTCATTTGTTTTGGTCTCCTTTTCGTTTTTTTAAATTCCGTTTAGTTCCAGTAGTAGGATCAGTTTCTTTTTTCGCAATTCGTCAGCGTCCGCCAACTTACGCTCTTTCTCGGACTCCACCTCGAAAAAACTCCTTGCAGATAATTCGGTATCATCGTATGCCGGGGTATCCACCGCGGCTACGTCATACAGCTTCTTGATTTTGAGAATAGTACGGGTTCTGGTTTCTGAATTATAGCTATCCTCGGCTACGGTAAAGGCAAAAGACATCTTGTCGATTGCACCCTCTTTGATCAGCGTGTACAAATCACGCGCCTGTGTGATGTTGAACAGCGTTGCGGACAATGATAATCCCAGTTCATCCTTGGTTAGTCTGAGTGAGCCTTTACGCGTTCTTGCCATGATAAACATGTGCTCAGTATGGTTGTATCGAAGTACAACGTCAGACATGTCGCACTGGTCAAGCGCACCAGCGTCGATTACTTCATAGTATTTGATACCCTCATACTCATAAATCAATGTTGGCGAGTTAAATGTGATTGCACGTCCATCGATTATCATCAATTCAGGAGTGGAATCATTAATCGCTACATCGGCCATTCTGATTTCTTTTTTTTCTTTAGGCATTTGGTTGTACCTCCGTTGTTTTATTTGGTTCTGCAGGTGGATCGTCCACTGGTTTTACATCGGGTAGTTTTGTCGGCTTGTCATCAACTAATGCAGTATCAAGCCGTCTTATCGGAACATCTCCACCTTCGACTGGCCCGAGGTTCATAATTGCAAGCCATCCGTTCGGTGTCAGCGCCCCACGGTCTACCATTGACACAAGTGAAAGTTTGGTTGTGATGCTGGCATATGCTAAATTGTTGGATTCAAGAATTATTTTGTTACCGAATCCGCGTTCCCGTATGCTGAAAAATCCTTTTGTAAACCCATTTGCAATTTGGATTATTATCGGTTGCAGTTCACCCTCGTAGAATGAATTCCATTTGTCTTCATCCCATTTGTTTTGAACTATGTCGTCGTTAACGCCGAAATACGAGTACAATCTTTGTATCGCTCTGTCCATCTGACTGGCGTTAGGTACATAGTTTTCATTTTTGACCTGTGACAAATCAAATTTTGCGTCTGCAATAACAACTCCGGATCCCTTTTCAACTTTCAGATAGTTGTTTGTAAAATCATCTATCTGCTTTTGTTGGTCTGCCGGCTGAAGTATTGTATTGAATTTCATAATCCACTTGATAACAGCGGAGTTTTTAATTGCGGCGACAACTCCCTGATCCGTTGTGTTTATAACCTCCATGATTTTACTTGTTGCTGCAATCCCTTCATCGCCAAAAAAGTCATGAGAGTAGAAATCCTTGCGAAGATGAATTAGATCCTCGTAAGGTACTGTCATTCTCTTGCCGCCCATGAACTGAAACTTGACAAATATTATGTCGTTCTTTTCAACAAGCTCCACCGAGCTATACGGTACAGGATATATCTCAATCGGATATCCCTGAATGTCCTTTTTTATATAGGCGAATGCATTGTGTGTTATTTCTCGTTGAAAAACCATCTTCATGAGAAAGTCCTGCATCGACATGTACGGGTTTGGCTGTTCCAATATCTGTTTAATCCAGGCAACACTGTTTATTTTTGTTTTTTCACCGCTGCCTACGACATGCATTACATTACACTTTCCTATAGCGTTCGCCTTGGGTCTGATTGCAGAGCGGACGATATCGGAGTTAAAAAGATTGCCGTCCCAGACATAAAACGTAGTAGTCGAGCTGTTTATCATTTCGACTCTTTGCGTTTCCTTCGGCTCGGTCTTGCCGGAAAACACCCTGCTGAATAATGATCGTTTTTCCAAAATGTCACCTCCTAAATCATTCCCTGATAATCGTTGTATTTTTCCTGTAGAATTACATATGCATCTAACAGTGCTGCGGTTCCGTCAATCCGCTTTCTTGACTTGCTTGTCTTGACCGGCTGTATGTTGTCGTTCTTGTCAACATCAATAGCAGTATTTGTCAGACACCACTTGTCAATTGGGTTGTTGTTGTAAACAATCAGTTTGCTTTCCAGGTCGGCTCCAAGCGACTTCATTGGTGAAGACAGTGTTTTCTTCCCTTGGTGAACAGGTTGCATTGCATTTGGACCAAAGGCGCCACGCATTTCCTGTACCCACATTTCAGCACTCCAATTGTCGTATCCAGTCCAAGGAATATAAACCTTCATGATATTTTGCACTTCCAAAAACCACTCGGTAACTGCAGCCGGATTTATCTTGTTTCCCGGGCATGTACGCATATAGCCTTTTTCGATGTAAAAATCATAAGGCAGTTTATCGTCCTTGACTTTTTTCTCCACCAGGTCTTCGGGAATCCAGTACATCTGAAGAACATAGATTTTCGGATTGTTCGGTACCATGAAAATAACCTTGGCAGCTGTCAGGTCAGTAGTGCTTGATAAATCGCAACCACCGATTCCATATTTCGGTTTCAACTCTTCAAGGTCAAATGTCTCTGTATTGTTTATCTGGTCATAAGTCAGCCATGTTTCAGTGCTTGTCTCCCGGATATTAAACTCTTTACAAACAAGGTTTTTAACCAGGAACGAATTTAGCTTTGCCTTCTCAACCTTGCCGGCCAGAGTCTTTTCATTCTTTATCGTGCCAAGTCCGGGGTTTGCTTTTCTCCAACAAGCAGGGTCAGTCCACTCCTTGCGTGAATCCAGTTCATAAATAAAGGCTACAAAGTGTTCATCCTTGTAGCCGTCATCATCGAAGTAACCATTTATCAGGTTTTCTGCTTCGTCATACTTCTGGTCGTATATGTCTTCCCGGATAGTACCGGCAGTCGATGTCATAAACACCAACGGTTGTTCTCTCGCGGATCCTCCGTCGGCCATGATGTCATAGAGTGGCTTGCCGTTCTTCCATTGATGAATCTCATCCATCAATACACAGTGGATGTTCAGTCCGTCAAGTGTGTCTGAATCAGAAGCAACCGGCTTAAAAACTCCATCATTAAAATCGCTTGTAAGTTCAGCCACAAGAGTCTTGACCCGCTTAAGCAGCGACGGTGATTTTCGCACCATGCGTTTTGCTTCGAGCCAAACTATTTTCGCCTGGTCTTTTTTTGTGGCCACAGCATAAACTTCCGGTCCAAGTTCGCCATCGCCCAGCTGCATGTAAAGACCAATACAGGAGGCAATGAGCGATTTACCGTTTTTCTTACCCACAATAAGCAGTGCTTCGCGGTATTTTCTATTGCCTTCTATGTCGACAAATCCGAATATCGTAGCAATTAGCGCCTTTTCCCATAGTTCAAGGATGACCGGCTTGCCGCCCATCTTGCCTTTTGAGTGCCGGCAGTAGTTTTCAATAAACTCTATCGCATGATTTGCTCTGGCGTTGTCGTAAATGTACTCGCTTTCGTTGTTTGTCAGGTCATAATTCAGCTTTTTATACGTGCGTCTTATCTTATCCGAGACAACCAGTCCGGCTTCTATCTCGTTCCAATACTTTCTAATCGGGTTATAATCGGGTAGATATTTGATTTTCGGGTACTTTATTGCAGCTTTCAGAAATACCACCCTTTCAGCTAGTCACGAATTTCTATGAATTCATCGAATCCATCACCATCTTCTACTGCCGGATTATTCTGTTTTGGTAATAAATCCGTCAATTGTTTGATAATATTCATCTGGTTTTTAATCATTGTGTTGTAGATTTCCACTTCCGGCGACTTCTTGGTCCCAAATTGGTTCTCTCCGTTCTGATATTCAGACACAACACCGTTGATATTCATCTGCTCTTCGAGATCCTCCAGTGTGATGGTCATGAATGCAGCATTGCGAATCAGTGAAACCACTGTGTTTTTTGACTCCTTGTCGATTTTCTTGAAAGTCGCAGTAAGTCTCGTTATCTCTTTTTTAATCCGCTTTTCTTTTCTTTTCTGAAGCTTTATCTGCTCTTCTTCGTCCATTTCCTGTAATGTTTGTGTTTTACTGCTCATAAATTGCCTCTCTTTATACCACACCCCCTCATGCGATGACCTGTGCATTACAGGAACCTGTGTGCTCGC